GCACCAATGCCGCTCGGCGCGAATTCTTCGATCAGCGCATTCCAGCCAATCTCTCGCCATTTCACCTTGATGCCCTGAACCTCACCGGTGTGGACAAGGTCGATGCGTTCGATCATCAGATTCGCAATTCGATGGCGCTCTGCCGGAAACAGTTGCTCCCACACGTCGTTCAACCGTCCCATCGCCATTACCGTGGTCGCCTCGTCAATCTGGGCCCCATTTCGCTGGATGAAGCGCACCACCGATGCAATGGACTCCGGGCTGGTCAGCACGGTGCGGATCTGTCCGATCACCGCCGCTTCAATTTCGGGAGCAGGCAGGCGCTCGTAAGTTTTGCCCGGTGCGCCAAAGCGGCTCTCCGACTTGGACACGTAGTAGTGGTACTTGCGCCCGTTCTTGCGCGAGTAGGTCGGGTACATCCGCTCGCCCGATGGCGCGTAAAGTAGGCCGCGCAGCAGCGCATCGGTGCGCGATCTGATCTTGGTTTCCACCGACCGGGTGTGACCATCCTTGGCCAGCACCTCGTGAACACGATCCCACAGACCTTGGTCGATGATGGCCGTGTGGACGCCGGGGAACCACTTGCCCTTGTGGGAAATCTCGCCAAGGAAGATGCGGTTGCGCAGCAGTTTGTGCAGGTACTTTTTGTCGATCTGCGTCCCGTTGCGGATCTGGCCGTCCTGCGTTGTCCATGCTTTGGTGGTGATGCCTTCGGCGGTCAGGTTGGCGGCAATTTGCGTCGGCGCGCCGATGGTCAGCATCTCCTCGAAGATGCGGCGTACCACCGCAGCCTCGGTTTCGTTGATGACCAGCAGACGATTCTCGACGTTGTAGCCCAGTGTCGGCACGCCGCCCATCCACATGCCTTTGCGTTTTGCCGCCGCGATTTTGTCCCTGATGCGCTCGCCGGTGACTTCGCGTTCGAACTGGGCGAAGGACAGCAGCACGTTCAGCATCAACCGCCCCATCGAGGTAGTGGTGTTGAACTGCTGGGTGACCGACACGAAGGAGACGCCGTGGCGCTCAAAAACCTCGACCATCTTGGAAAAGTCGGCAAGGCTGCGCGTGAGTCGGTCGATCTTGTAGACCACGACGATGTCGACAAGACCGCGCTGAATATCGGCCAGTAAGCGTTTCAGCCCGGGGCGATCCGTGTTGCCCCCGGAAAATCCGGGGTCGTCGTAGTCGTCGGCTACCGGAATCCAGCCCTCGGCACGCTGGCTGGCAACGTAGGCGTGGCCAGCTTCCCTCTGGGCATCGATGGAGTTGAATTCCTGATCCAGTCGTTCGTCTGATGACACCCGGCAGTAGACTGCGCAACGTTTGCGGGGCTTGCTGCTGGCGATTTGCACAGGGTCGTTCATTTCGCACCGCCTTTCGCCAAGCCAAAGAACAAGGGCCCAGACCAGCGCGCGCCGGTGATGTACCGCGCCACTGCGGTCAGACTCTTGAATGGGCGGCCCTCGTATTCAAACTGGCCAGTGGCAGACACTGTGACTTTGTGTTCCCGCTCGCCCCATTCGCGCAGCAACACCGTGCCCGGCGCAAAGTTGAACTCGCGGGGCTTGGCACGCTGCTTGATCTTGGAATGCTTCGCGCCAATGGCCTCCAGCCGCTGGCGGGTGGCGACAGCGAGGCCACCGAATGCATCCTCCTGCAGTTTGTAAGCGACGCGGGATTCAACGTGAGTGCGGTTTGGATAAGCCGGTCGGCGGGTGAAGTACCGATCCCACAGTGTCCAGAGTTCGGCCATCGGCAGGCACGACAGGTCGGAGATGCGCGCGGCGATGGATGCTTGTTTTTCGTTCATGACAACCTCTTTTCTTGATAAGGGGTTGTATGAACGCGCTGGTCGGGCAGTAAGCCAAGGCCAACATCTCTCTGTTTGACGGCCTGCGCAAGCTGGGTGCGGACGATGGCGGCCGCAAGGATTGTCGTGATCTCGGCAGCGCGGGCGCTGGCCGACATCTCTGACGGAGGATTGATTTCGATGTTGTTCATGACGGCTCCGGGGAATAGCAACTGTCATGAATATTGAGCGCGATCCTCCGAAGAGGATGGCAACGCAGGGTAATCGCGGTCATTTCTTGCGGTCGCAGTGATTCGTAGATTGCGCGTTAACAAAACAGTTGACGGTCGTGGTTGTTGTCTTTATGATTGAGTCAATTAACTAATCACGCAACTGGGTTACATCATGGGTTTTGGAACCTACATCAGACAAAAACGGGACGCGAAGGGTATTGCGATGAACGACTTCGCGCGCCAACTCGACATCTCACCGGCCTACTGGTCGCGCATTGAGCGCGAGATGGAAAAGCCGCCCAAGGACGAACTGATCCGCAAAGCCGCAGAAATTCTTGGTGAGAACCCCGACGAGGCCTTCATCGAAGCCAGTCGCCTCCCGCCGGACATGCGAGAGGACGTGGGCGATATCGTTCGGATGTATCGCAAACGCGCGACGGGAGAGAAATGAATGCCGGAGTTGACTCTCGCCTACCGGTGCTGCGACCGGAAACTCCCTCGCTACATCAAACATTCTGAAGTCGAAGGCATTGCAGTGCTGGCTCGCCAGCAACTGGTTGATGCCAACACCGATGCCATCTCGCTGTCAGTGTTGCGCGACATCAGCAGCCTGAAAATCAACGGCATCCGGTTCGACTTGTGGGTCGACACCGAGCACGCCGTCAACGACGACGAGGGAAACCCGGTACTGGGTGTTTGCGAGTTTGATCCTGCGGCATCAATGGATGCCACAGTACTGTCAGTGTCTCCTGTCAGTGAAACAACAACTGAAGAGCTGGTACTCAGCACTTTTGCCCACGAGCTTGGCCACGCCATTTTTGATGCCCCGAGCTGGATTGCCGCTGCTGCTCAAGGCCCCGGCCTGTTTGACGACCCTTCGGAGCTTGCACGTAAGGCCTACCGAACCGAGACTCGTGACGCCGAGCACTTGGCAAAACAGCCAGAACCAAGCGCAGTCCGTAACAGCGAGCTTGAGCGCAATGTCCATTTTGCCGAGCTGCGCGCCAACGAATTCATGGGATCACTGCTTGTGCCGCGACAGCATTTGTACCGCGCGGTAGAGACACTGGCACCAAAGCATGGTGTGACGATCCACCGTAGTCCATCGATTGATCCGGAGTTGCCCGGCACCACGATGCGGCTGACCGCCGATGGTGACATTGGCTTCTTCGACATGGAGTGTTTGCAGAAGGCCTTGGCAAAACGCTTCGGCGTTCACCGGCGATTCATCCAGGTTCGGATGGAACGTTACGGCCTTCTGACATCGGGGGCAGGTATCGCTTGATCCTTGCTCTCACTTAGCCGCCGACTTCGTGTCGGCATTTTTTGAAACCTGCAATTAACCGTTCGCGCAATCGCGCACTTCATTCAGCAAAGGAATTTCATGATGACGGCAGTCGAACAAAACAACATCGCAAAACAAAAAGAGTCGGCTGCAGATCAGCAGACATCAAAGAAAGCGCGCAACCGGCAATCGGACGATGGCCCCGATGTCCTCCCCTGCATGGAGCATTTCGTCACCCTGGCCCGCAAGGTGAAACGACCGGCACTCATCTTGACTTTGGTCGAGCGCGCCGCCGACACCACGCTGCCTGAAATTGCGGCGCTGGACGAGGTCGCAAAGGGGGTGCTGCCGATTCCAGCGCGCAAGGCGCTGTTTCACGTCGTGGCCAAACTCATGCCCGATAAACAGCAGCGCATCGAGCGTGCGGCTGAACTGGTGGTACTGCTGGACGATGAGTACGGCGCGCAGGCCGTCCAGTCCTTGCTCGAGGAAAAGAATGATGGCGACGCGGCGGTACTCGTTGCGCCAACCGACAGGTACAGCCGCGCGCTGCACCTGCATCTTCTCCAGGAATTTCCATCGGACGGCGTCAAGGCCGAACACCGCTTTGAGCACGCCGAGCGCCTGCAAGTGATGCATCGGCAGTGGAAGAGCGAAAACTTCTCCAGCCATTACCTCGGGCCAAAAGGCATCGAGCCGAAGGTCGACGTCGACGTGCAAGATGTCCTGCGCACCCGGATCGCAGCCCTCTATCCGAAGGTGGCCGCCGACCAGATTCTCATCGAGCAATTCACGCGCCGCGATCTTGCTCATGCGGATCGCTGTGGCGGGGAGGAAGCAGACGACTCGACGCCAGTGCTGTTGCATACGCTCACCGCGACCTTCAATGGCTCGACGGCACATTTCAAACAAGTCGCCGATGGTGAAGTGATTGACCACGAAGAACCCGCTGCCATGTCGGCCATCTTCTCGTGGGAACCCGGCACGGGTGCGCTTGGCGTGTTCTGCGAGGACAAGGAATCGCGCCGTGACCTGGCCACCATCTTCCGTGATGTCGTACTGGCCTGCGAGGGGGCGATCAACGACATGCCAATGCGTGAGTTCGATCTGCTGGGCTTCTCCACACACGCCATGCTCAAGCGCCTTGAACAGCATCTCGTCGATGGCGTGGAGAAGATCTCGATCCTGCAAGTGAAAATCGCGCGCCCCTTCGAGCAAAACACCATCGACGAAGCCAACGGGCGCGACATTGTCCAGCACCTGTCGAGCACGCTAATGATTGGTCGGGATCGGCGCGATAGCCGTCACATCTACCAAGTCGCCTATGACGATTACGGATTGGATGATCTTACTGGTTATGCCTTGTCACAGGTAAAGCTGGTTTTTCGGATGGCAAAGCAACCGCACCGCAAAGCCCACAACGTGGCCGTCCAGATCACGTCGCCCAACGGCCTGAATGACAAGAGCAAGACCGAGGATGACCGCAAGCGCGTGGTAGAGCAATTGGCGCGGCTCGGCGTTCTGTGTGAATTCTGAGGAGCACGCCATGTCTGCATATTTGGAATATTTCAACACTCTTGAGCGCGTGCGCAGCGTCGAGCCTCGTGTGATTGCCACCACCGTCGGCCACCACCGAGCCGAATTTGTTCGCCGTCGGTGGGTGGTTGAGGATGGCTACTTGACCCGTGTGATGGTGCCTTTCCTCGATTCGGAGGAAGAGGTGGAAGCCGATATCGACGAGGACGCTGGCGTGTTCCGATACCGGAGCCCTCAACAGCGATCTCGAATCGTCACGCGCCCGCTCTCTGACATCGTGCTTTACGCACTGCGCATTGATACGTGGCTCACCGATCTGTGCAGTCTGATCGGCATAGAGCCACGACAGCTATCGCAACGGCGTACCCGGGTACCAGACCACCTCTGGCACCTCGGTAATGCGCGAATCGCTGGTACCCACGATTTCGCGCCGGTGTTTGTCGGGCGTCTATGGGAGCGCGCACCGGCCGCAGAAACGACTCCAGTGCTGTGCGACACGGCGTGGCCTCGCGGTGGTGTGCTCCTGCGGCATCGACCGAGCAGCGACAGCCTTCCTCGTGACCACGTCATGCGCAGCCTGATCGATTTCATTCGCGTGGAAGACGGGCAGGACGTTTTCGACGCGAGCGCCTTCGACCGGGTTTTGCGTGGATTCGTGACCTCCAATGGCGACGCTGAACCTGAACAGTTTTTGCAAGGTACACGAGTGAAGCTGCCTCACTTCGAGAAGTCGCGTCTGGTGAGCGATACGCGTGCAGCCATCCTCAAGTTCATGTGGGGCGTGGAAGGCAAGACGCCACCGGCGATGAAGTGGGCCGAGGTCAAGTCGAAAGTGGATTGCGGCTATCGCTCATTCGATGAAGCCTTTGGCGACAAGGCCACCCGCGAGGAATACCTCCTTTTGGTCAAGGCTGGCGGCCACTACCAAGTTCGACGCCAATAACAATCCGTAAGTTTTTCCGTATGTCGGCCCGGACTCAGGCCGTAAATCCATGCGGAAACTTCGATGTGCCCATTTCATAAAGGAGGC